TCTAGGTAAGTGGAAAACATATCATGGAGTGAACCATATTGACACCAATACATATTGCCTTAAAACAGAAGTTGCGATAAGATTAGCTTCTGTATGGCATGGTGGCTGGGGCCAAGACAGAGTTTTCTTATCTACAATATCACAACATTTTACAAAATGGGATTGCACGGGACTTTATACTGCAAACTATCGTGTTGATGGTGGGCCAGGATCAGTCAATAAAGAATTCTTTGATAACGGAAATGAAGTAATGCGAAAAAAATATAATGGAGAGTACCCGTGGAGAAAGACCTCATAATTGGTGGTTTCACCAACTATAATTACGATCAATTAAAACCTTGGGTTGAATCTATCGATGAATGTGGATTCAAAGGTGATAAAGTTATGGTTGTTGGCAATTCATCAGACGAAACTAAAGAACAATTACTGAAAAGAAATTTCAGATTGGTTCAAATGCCAAACGACACAAATATTCCTATTCATGTGCTTCGTTTTCTTTTTATCTATGAATACTTAAAAATTCATTGGCAAGAATATCGTTATGTTGTAACAACAGATGTTAAAGATGTTTACTTTCAAAAAAATCCATTTGAATGGTTGGAAAAGAAATTCGACAAAGATATACTCTCATATGGTATCGTTTGTGGTTCTGAATGTTTGAAATATAAAGATGAACCATGGGGTAATGATAACCTAATGCAAACATATGGTCCATATGTGTACGATGAATACAAAGAAAAAGTTATTTACAATGTTGGAGTGTTAGGTGGTCGTTCTGAATACATTAAAGACTTAGTGTTTCACATCTTTACAAATGGCGTAAATCGTCCTATTCCAATTGTTGATCAAGCAGTATTCAATGTATTAATTGGCAAACAACCATTTAAAGACATCACATACTTAGCACAAATGTCGGATGCTTGGGCTTGTCAAGCAGGAACTGTGGCTGATCCAAGTAAAATGGAACAATTCAGGCCAAATCTAACAGAAAAAGAACCTACCTTTAAAGACGGCAAAGTTTATAATGCTGATGGTGAGGAATTTTATATTGTACATCAATATGATAGAGTTCCAGAATGGAAAGAAAGTGTGATGAAGAAATATTCATTAGAAGATTTAATAGTGATAAGGACATAAAATGAATTATGAACAAGAATTTATTGACGCTTGTAATAAGTCAACAGATATAAACGAACATTTACCTCGTCTGTCTGAATTGGCATCAGAGTGTAAACAAGTAACAGAGCTTGGTGTTGGCTGGGCTCAGAGCACAAGAGCTTTTTTAAGACACGGTAATGAATTACACTCATACGAATTTGATCCACTTCCAGGAGTTATGGAGTTTTTTGTCAATGCTCGAAAAGGTGGCCGTGATGTTAAATTTCATGTGGCCGACACACGAAAAGTTGTGATAGAAGAAACAGATTTTTTATTTGTTGATAGCCTTCATGTGTATGAACAAGTTAAGGAAGAACTAAGACTTCATGCAGCCAAAGCAAGAAAATATATTGGATTTCATGACACAACATCATATGAATTTAATGGTGAGTTTGGTGGCAAAGGTATATGGCCTGCAATTCAAGAATTTATAGATTCTCATTCAGAATGGAAAATGATTGAACGCAGATACAACAATAATGGCCTAACAATTTTACAACGTGTCTAATATATCATTTTTTCATTGCGCTTCAATCTATAAAACTGCAACAGAAAAAGTTGTAGAGAATACTCGCAAATATCATCCTGATGATTATTATTTTCTTTGTGTAGATGCAACTCAAAACTTTTCTTATCTCGCAGAATCATATAAAACTGATTATCGATACTACATTGAGAAACTTGGTGGACCACAACAACCATATGGTTATCAAACAGATAAAGTTTTAAAATTTCTAGAGAGATTTTATGAAGCTTGCAAACGATCACCAGCAACACACATAATGATGTTAGAGGATGATGTTTGGTTGAACAATAGAGTTACTGTCGATGATTCGTGGGAAATAGCCTGCCATGATATAGAGGGAGGCAATTTCATTCATCCAGAAGTTTTGAAAATGATAGAGGACTTTTCTGGTGTTAAAGTTGAAGAAAGGTCGAAGTGTTATGGAGGTGGTGGAGGTTCAATATATAAGATTGATACTTTTATAAAAAACTATGACCGTGTTGTAGATTGGTTTTCTAAAAATACAGAAGAAATACAAAAATATTATCCGACAATAGGCTGGATAGATTGTTTCATGGTTGTATATTATCTGTTATGTGGTAAACAGTATACGAAGAATTTATTTTTAGTGGATACACATAATCATCACGCCGGTTTTGATTATGAAAAATTTATGAATGAAATGCCAACAGGCACTCAGATTATTAACAACTACAAGAAATATTATTATGAATGAAATTGGAATAGTAACTGCTTTCTTTGATATTGGTCGTGGTGAATGGACACCAGACAAAGGACTACCACATTATCTACACCGAACAAACGATACTTACCTACATCGTTTTCGGCACATGGCACAACTAGAAAATCCTATGGTTGTGTACACATCAAAACAATTTGTCAAGGATGTTAAACTATATCGAGCAGAGCGTCCTACTGAAGTCGTTATTGTTGACTTTGAAAAGAACTTCACGCAACTTAGAGAAGATATCACTAAGGTCCAAAAGAGTGAAGAATATTTGAACAAAATAAATCCCATGCAAGTGCGAAATCCAGAATATTGGTCGGCTGACTACGTTCTGGTCAATTTACTAAAATCAACTTTTGTAAATCAATCATTAAATCATTTGAAAACTGATTTGATTGCTTGGTTGGATTTTGGTTATTGCCGTGACGAATCTACTCTCAATGGTGTTAAAAAATGGTCTTATCCGTTTGCAAAAGATAAGATTCATTTCTTTAATATAAAAGATTGGGTTGAAGGTACTTTAATACAAGATGTTATTGCAAATAATGATGTACACGTAACTGGACCATGTATTGTTGGTGGTCGTGATATGTGGTATAAACTTGAACACCTTGTATACACACACACTTTGAAACTGTTAGAAAACAATTTAATTGATGATGATCAAACTTTATTGTTGATGTCTTACTTGTCTAATCCGGACATATTCGAATTACACAAAGTATCGAATCAAGATTGGTTTGTTGCATTTAAGGAATATCATGATAACACTTTATCTTAATTGTACCGCAAATTTGGGAGATTTTGTTCAAGTCTTACCTGTAATATCAGGTTTTGTCAAAAAGTATGACAAAGTAAATTTTGTTATAAGGCACGACATGAAAAAATTCAAAGGCTTGGTAGAATTTTTAAAATATCAAGACCTTTTTGAAACTGTTTGTTTTGATGATGAAGCAACAGAATATGGATCAAAATTGCTTCCTGCTTATATTGTAAGTTCTTGGACTAGAGAAGATAAAGGTGATCCTAATCGTCCTATAGAAACTTGCCGTTATGAGAATTGGTTGAAAGATCATTACCATTTTGAGTTTGATGTGGATGATGAATTTGTAATAAAGTTTCCAAAATGTAATGTACCAGTTGACATGGATGCCATTTATGTCGGTGATCGTTGGAATCATCAGGGGATCGATGACCGTAGAGAGACTGGCGTACTATCACACCTGAATAATTGTAAGTTCCTAGACTACAATAATGATCTCCTGACCAATTGTTATATTATCAGTACATCACCAAAACCTTTCATTACAAATTTTACTGGTATTGGTATGATTGCCGATTTATTAAACAAAGAATGCTTAGTGGTATGGAAAGCAGAAGATTGGAAACCAGAATATAGAGTTGGTGATAATATCAGTTGGGACAATGGCAAAGATATTAATAAAATATTCGAGAAACATTTTTATTTAAACAGAAAAGCAAAGTTGGTTCATGCTAGTGAATTGGATTTATCAAAACTATGATTGATAATTACGAAAAAATTTCTTATGGTCATTGGTATCAAAGAACACCAACTGGACCAGGTCCAGATTATAGTAAAGTGTATTCACAGACACGATATGACACATATGCTACAACAGATAAAATGTCTGAGTTGAGATTCAATTTGTTAGAAAGAAAATTAGGCAAGTTCGATTCTATTTGTGATTTCGGTTATGGCAATGGTTCTTTTTTAAGATACTGCGAACAAACAAAAAAAATAAAAAATATTTTTGGATACGATATCTCTGATTATCCTATTCCTGATGGAGTATTTAAAATTAATGAACCTACAGATGTTGAAGTTGATGTCATGACTTTTTTTGATTCGATAGAACATCTATTACAAAGAGATTTAACAATATTCATTAATAAATTAAAATTAAAACACATTTGTATTTCTGTTCCTTGGATGCATGAATCTGAAGGTCCAAATTTCTTTAGAAGTTGGAAACATAGGAGAGAAAACGAACATATACACCATTTCGATTGTCATGGCCTTATCGGTCTTTTATTGTCATGCAACTTTAAAATAATTCATGTTGGAAATGATGAAGATGCAATTAGAACTCCTTACTCGAATTTACCAAACATATTAACCGTAATTGGAACAAAAAATTGATTTTAAATATCAATCTAGGTGTTTTTGGTGGTCCATTAAGGAACGGAGATCTTCTTGCTGTTTGTAATGTTGTTGAACATTTACGAAAACAAATTCCAAACTTAAAGTTTCACATGAAACAAAATTCCATTTCTTCTGAAGATTATGTTCGGAAAATGTATGATTTCTTGTTGCAGAATACTGATTTCTTTTCTTTAGAACCTGGAAACGAAGATTTGAAATGGAACAGAATAAACTTGTGGGATTATAGATCCATTTCTGGAGATGTTGCAACAATTAAGAACAAAGAAAAAATTGAGAAGAAAATTGTAATTTGTCCTTTATTTGATGCACCATATAATGTCTATAGAAACTGGCCAATAGAATTTTTCTATAATTTAATACAGTCTTATAATGACTATGATAATTACGAAAAAATTATTTGTATTAATAAACCTTTAAATCAAGAATTTGTAGGATGGAAGTACAGTACAGACTTTGCAGAAAATTTAAGACATATACAGACAGCTGAATACTTTATTGGTGCTGAAACGGGAACATCGATATTTGCATCCCTACTCGACCCAGCACCACCCAACCTAATCTATTATTATTCGGGTAGAGGTTTATTACATACAACTCCTTTTCACATATTCAACGGAAAAGGTCAGATGAAAAGTTATTGGTTGGATTTTGAGGGTTCTACCTGGCAATAAATCCAACATTTTGACATCTATGTATCGGATCGAATTTTTACAGATACGGAACACAGAAATCGATATGTTGTATAAATAAGCAATCGGGCAACCATAGTGTGTTGCATATCTAGAAGGAAATCAATGTATTCGTTTTTGTCTTTTCTAAGAGAAGAAACTGAGCCTAAACAACTCAAACATATACACCATGCGGAAGATAGACCTCTACTTCATGGAGAAGAAGGTTTTGATCATGCATACGGAGCTCTCCAACAGGCACATGAACATATAAAATCTGGAGGCGAGAGTTCTGCACTCACCATGAAATATGACGGTTCACCATCGGTCGTTTTCGGCCACCATCCAAAAACTGGTAAATTTTTTGTAGCCAGTAAGTCAGCATTTAATAAAACTCCAAAAATAAACTACAATTCAAAAGATGTTGCAAAGAATCATGGCCATGCACCAGGTCTTGCAGAAAAATTGAATTCTGCACTTGTACACTTAAAAAAGGTTGCACCTAAGACTGGTGTATACCAAGGTGATCTTATGTTCTCAGAAGGAGACAAAGAAGATAAGGGTGCCAAAGGAGTTTCATTTACACCAAATACGATTAAGTATACTGCAAAAGGTGAAGAAGCTGATAAAGTCCGTAAAGCAAAACTTGGCGTAGTTGTGCATACACAATATCACGGTGATGATATTACCACAATGTCATCCGATTCCCATCCAGATGTACACAATTTTAAACAGCATAATGATGTTTGGAGCAAATCAGTAAACCATGACACAAAACAGGTGCATTACTCTGACGCAGATCAAGAAACTTTTCAGCACCACATGAATGAAGCTAAAAAAATACATGACCAAAATAAGTCCATGTACAAGGCAACAGAAATGCATCGTGGAGACGCTGGCCATCTTGCAACATATATTAACCACACAGTTCGTACAGATGAAACACCAACCGCTCAAGGTTTAGCGAAACACATACAGTCAAAATATACTAAACAATCAGAGAAATTAAAAACACCGATTGCACAGTCAAGAAAAGAAGCAGAAGCAAAAACACATATAAATCACATTGCTTCAAATGAAAAACACTATAATAACCTTTTACAAATGCATAACCATTTGCAAAAAGCAAAGAATTTATTGGTATCCACATTAGAACAACATACTGGCGGTTTGGAACATCATATAGATAGTAAACCAACAGGTCCAGAAGGTTTTGTTGTAAATCATAAGAGTGAGCCTACTAAATTGGTTAATCGTTCAGAATTTGCAAAAGCAAATTTATTAAAGGTAAGAAAGTGAAATCATTTAAGAATTTAATACAAGAAGAATTTAAAAAGCCAGCAGTTATTGCTTTTGGCAGAATGAATCCTCCTACTACAGGTCATTTAAAATTAATTGATAAAGTAAGAGAGACTGCTGCTCGTCTAAATGCACACCATGAAGTTATTGCTTCTCATTCTCAGGATAGTAAAAAGAATCCATTAACAGCGCAACAAAAAGTTAAACACTTACAGAAATATTCTCCTGGTACAAATTTTGTTGCCGCCTCAAAAGAACATCCGTCTATTTTTCATCATGCAGAGAGACTGAGTAAAGCAGGCCACGACCATTTGGTAGTTGTTGCTGGTTCGGACCGTGTAAAAGAATTTCATGATAGTTTAAACAAATACAATGGAAAACCAAATAAAGAAGGCCATGTTCCATACAACTTTAAAAAGATTACTGTAGTTTCTGCTGGATCTCGTGATCCTGATGCAGAAGGAACAGAAGGTATGTCTGGCACTAAGATGAGAGAACACGCAAAGAATCGTGATTTCGCATCATTCAGAGAAGGTGTTCCTTCTCATGTTTCAGATAAAGACGCCAGAGAATTAATGAGCGATACTCGTAAAGGGATGGGTATTAATGAGGATGTCAGTAGAGGACAGTTCAGAGCGATATTTGTTACTGGCGGTCCAGGCTCTGGTAAAGATGTTGTTATCCGTGAAGCAGTTGCAGAATCAAAGATTGTAGAATTAAATGTTGTGCAAGCGCAAGAATATCTAGGCGACAAACAAAAACTATCAGAACAGTCCAAAGATTATCGCAGAGAAGCAATTAGAAACCGTGGTCCTTTGATTATCAACGGTCCAGCCGATGATCGTGACCGTATCATGTGGATCAAAGAAGAACTTGAAGATTTAGGTTACGGAACTATGATGGTATTTGTCAATACCACAAACGAAACCAGTAAAGAAAGAAATTCACTATTGTCCAGGACGATGGTTGAATCTGTGAGACACGATAAGTGGTTGCGATCTCAAGAAAATACTAAATACTTTAACGAAGTGTTTTCTAAGTTTATGATTTTTGACAACACAGGCGAGGTTAAAGAAGAAGATATCCATGATGTGTATGAATCTACAAATATTTTTCTAGATTCAGAAATAGTTGGTGAAACAGCCCAAGAGTGGTTAGAACGCCGCAAGTCAGTAGATATTAATAGATTATTTAAGGAATATAGAAATGTTAAAAAAGATAATAGATTTTCTGAAAGTAAAACCAGTCCAGTCAGCGAGCTCTTCCCAGGAATCCAGCTCCAAAGAAAGCTCAACAAGCGAGATAACATCAAAGACGATGACATCAGAGCCACAGGCGGTTACACCTTCAAAACCTACCACGAAGCCTCGCAGCCAGTCGTCAAGGTCCAACCAGAGCCAAAAGAAAGCAACTTCAGGCGGGACAAAGAAAAAGAAAAGTTAAAAAGAATAGTTCGTGCCCCAAGTGGTGCGATAAAGACACAAGGAGTAGGTCCAGAATTTGACACTCGCCAACAGGGAACAGTATACCCTATGTCAGGACTAGGCGATGTGACCTACCGAGAACAAAAAGAATTTAAAGATTTTCGTAAGCACAGAAATCCAGTAGCACACGCTTCACAAAAAGTAGGACCAGGATCAGGTAAACATAAACAAAAATCTAAAGATGCAGTTCGTGGTGAGAAACATAAAAAGAAACAATATCACGAAGCAATAGACGATCCTGGTGCAAACGATATGGGTGTTGCTGGAACTTTAGGTGGTTCTACAAATAAAGAACCTATGCAAAAAATTTCTGATACATACGGTAAAATTAAATTGTTGCGGAAAAATAAAAATGTTAAAATTTAAAGACTTTATTTTAGAAGTTGCTGCCTGGCAACGCAAAGAAGGTAAATCTGAATCTGGTGGATTGAATCGCAAAGGTATTGAATCATACCGCAGAGAAAATCCAGGTTCAAAACTTTCTATGGCTGTTACAACGAAGCCATCAAAGTTGAAAAAGGGTTCTAAGTCAGCAAAAAGAAGATTAAGTTTTTGCAGAAGAATGTCTGGCATGAAAAGAAAATTAACATCAGCAAAAACTGCTCGTGATCCTGATTCAAGAATAAACAAAGCTCTACGTAAGTGGAACTGTTAATAACGGAGAAAAAAATGTTCACCAAGTCAAAAGTAACTCAATCTATGGTCGATGCTGTAAACGAAGCACTCAAAGGCGACCAGCACAAAATCGATGCCAATAAGAATAAAAAAATCGATGCACAAGATTTTGAAATTCTTCGTTCTAAAAAAGAAGTCAAAGAAGAATTAAAAGGTGATCAGCATAAAATTGATGCCAATAAGAACAATAAAATTGATGCACACGATTTTAAAATTCTCCGTAAACAGAAAAAAGAAACTTATGGTGAAGAAGCAATTGCTAGAATCATCGAAACTTCTCATCTGAATAAAAATAAAAAAGATGATGTTCCTTTTACTCCTGATAAACCAAAAAAATCTCCATCAGCTATAGCTGGCAAATATGGTCAATCATATTCTACTGTGCGCCATCTTGCTAGACTAGGAATGAAGCAAGTAACGAAAGAAGATGTTGATTTAGATGAGGCTCGTAAACTGGAAGGCACATATTCAAATAAAAATGGTCACGAATCAAAGGTATACAAACTATCCGGTGAACATAATGAAGGTGATCCTTATCACGTTAAACTTTTTAAAAATGGTAAGCATCATGAACCAGCTGATTACTTTACCAATGATAAAGACGATGCTCATTCAACAGCCAAGGCAATGGTCAAGGAAGAAATTGAACTTGAAGAACGTACACTCACAGAACCAGAAGCAGCAGAAAAAGAGCGTATTGTTAAAGGAATGAAAAAAGGTTTGCAAGGTTTCAAACAACGATATGGTGAGCGTGCTAAATCTGTTATGTACGCAACAGCAACAAAACTTGCTAAAGAAGATACCGTACAAGAAGGTGAGAATAAGCAAGTAAAAGGCGGTGATCCTTGCTGGACAGGTTATCAAATGGTTGGCATGAAGAACAAAGGTGGCAAGAAAGTTCCTAACTGTGTTCCAGAAGAAACACAATGTGACACACCAATGAATCGCACAACCAAAATTGCAAAGTCAGCTTTTGAAGCAGTAAAGAACAGAACAAAAGTAAAATGAAAAAATTAAATTCTATTCGAAAAAATCCTGAGCCTGCCAGAGGACAAAGTGGAATAAATCCACTTGATCCTTGGGGTGCAAAAGCAGGTATCAATGAAGAACCAATCAATGAGATATCTGCTCGTGCATCTGAATCTGATTTACTATCTAGATATTTAAAAGCTAGAGGCATTAATCCAGAATATGTGCCAAAAAATACAAAAGTTGCACATTCTAAATCTTCAGAATTTATGAAGTGGAAAACAGACCATGCAAATGATCGTTTTGAATCGGTTATGACAACACATTCTCCTACAGGTAAAAAGTTTCATCAACTGAAAAAATCTGTTCATACTCATTCGTTAATTGAACCTGTTCACACTAATGGTTTGAGAAAAGAAGAAAAAGATAAAACAGATACCGTAACATTAAATATACCTCTAATGATTCGTATGTTAGAGTTGGCAAGAGAAGATATTAAATCTGATGCTGATCTACACAAGGTTATTGAAAAACTTATCAGTATCCGTGATAAAGGCACATTGACAATGGATGACTATGATTTTGTTTCTAAGATACAAGAAGCATATAGTCTACCTACTGCATCTGATGCTGATCATGAACACGTTAAGAGACATTTGAGTTCTGTATTAGGTGTACATAGTAAACCAGAAGAAAAGAGTTCAGTACCTGCTGTTCATCGTGCAATACAAAAAGTTTCTGGTATATCAGACTCATCGACAAGAAGAATGTCTAAAGATATTTTAAAATCATTAGTACAGAAACATAGAATTGTTGTCGATAAAGATCACAGACAATTATTAAACAAAGAATCAACACAAATAAATGAACTTAGTCCTGCAACTAAAGCGTCATATAAAGAGAAAGCAAAACAAACAATTGCTCAGCTCAAGCCACACGCAAAATCAGGCGAGTATAAAGATATTGCTCAAAATATTATTAAACGCCGTGAAAAAGGTTTATCAATGGCCAAAGAAGAAATTGAAACAGCCAATGAATCTTCAGCCTACGGTAGAATTAGTTCCAGATTCAAAACACTATCTGGTCGTTCACTTGATGCAGCTGCAAAAGAACATGGTGATGAAGCTAAGAGGCTTCAAAAAGAAATAGAAGCACAACAAAAAGAAATAGATCGCCGTAAAGCTGCATTGAAACAAGAAGAAGTTGGACAAATTGATGAAGTAGAAAAAAAAGAATATTCTAAATCTGCTCGCATTATCAAAAGCATCTACAAAAGAAAACATATGAAAGAAGATATGTATGATTTTGAAAAAGGTGACAAACAACAATCTCAAGATGATAATGTTGGAGACGATAGAAAAAGACCTAAAGCCAAAGCTATCATGACTGGTGGTAAAACGATGACCGGTCAACAAAGAGATGATGTGGAGATTGATCCAGAAATGGCTCGAAAACCTAATCCACCAGATGGTTTTGAAAAGGACTATGGAAAGAAATCGGTTTAAATAATAGATAAATAAGAAGATAACCCAAGGTTAAAGGAGAAAAAAATGCCATCATGGGGTAATAACGATAACGCAGCCAACGCACCATATTGGGCTGTAAACTCAACAATTGTCAATGCGACTAACGTAAAAAATAATGCAGCTGGACCAACAGCTGCAAACGTTGCATTGTTGTTCAGCAATACCACAGCTGATGTATATACAGTAAATGCGACCATCGGTCTCTTTGGTGTATCTGCCGCAGAAGCTGCAGCTGATCTAAACACAGGTGCTCATACTGGTTGGGTATTGCGTACAACTGGTTCAGGTGGTCGTGCAAACCGTGTTCAAGAAGAAGTTCTCGTTGCGATGAACACAATGAATAGTGACTACGAAGATACCACATACAAAGATGCGGTTATCACAATCACTTCACAACCATCTAACGGTTCTGCTGCGAATGGCGCTGGCAACACAGTAACATTTACTGTTGCAACATCTGTTGTGCCATCTGGAACATCATTGACATACTACTGGCAGTACAACGATGGTTCTGTTTGGGCCAACACGGCAACTGCTGGAACATTCTTCACAGGAAATACATCTACAACATTGACAGCTAATGCAGCAAACACTTTCTTGAATACATACAAGGTTCGTGTAATTGTTAATGCAGCAGGTGCAACTAGTGTAACTTCCGCAAACGCAACTATTACGATCACTTAATAAATAGTTTGCTTTTGGTGGTTTTGTGTTGACGACAACGGAGACATCCTAAAGGTTGTCTCCGTTTTTTAATATTAGGGTTTGAATTGATGTTTGATGATTTAAATGAAGATAATTTTACTTTATATGCAATGAAGTGTTATGAAGCACCAAATTGTATTATGTCTGAGTTTGAAGGAGATATAAAACGAACAAAATATCTTAAAAGATTGTTTCGTAGATATAAGATCACAAAAACTCTAAAAGAAAGATTGATATTAAATCACATTATTCTATTGAACAATGTTTTTGGTCCAGAAGCAACATCAAGAATATTATTCTATAGGATTGATGAAAGAGATTATGATATACTCAAAACATTTCTTTTATATTTAAATATATTACCAGAAGTAATAAAAGGCATTAACGGCAAATCAATTTTAACAAATGATATTCCAATAGATATGGATATCGCAGAAAAGTTGAGAAAAATATGACATACGACATACTCACATTCAAAAAATACATGGAAAAGAAAGATGAACTCAATCATCTTAAACACCAATTAAAACAAGCACCAAGTGATGAAGAAAGAGAATCACTAAACAATCAAATCAATACAACAACAGCCGATGCAATGGCACATCTAGGTAAATTACATACCGTAAAAGAAGATGGTATCGTTGCAGCTGCACCAACAAATGTACAAGGTTCTGGTGCTATTGCTGGTACTGGTGGTGCTGGTGGTGAACCAGGTGTTAGCAGAAGAAGAAATCCAATATTGATGAAGTTGATAGCAAGAAAGAAACCAAAGTAAAATGTGGTATTTGTCATTCATTCCTGATATATGGTTGACATATGCAGTTCATGCCGTTACAATATTAGGATTAATTGGTGTAATTGTTGGATTCTTAGGCAGTAAAATACCTTTTGTTAGCCACTATGGTGGTGTTGTAAAAGGTATATCAACAATTGTACTTTTAATTGGTATCTATTTTGAAGGCAGTATAACTAATGAAATGATGTGGCGCTCGAAGATTGCAGATTTAGAAAAAAAAGTTGATATAGCAAAACAAGAATCTAAGAAAGCAAATGAGCGCCTAGATAAAGAAGTGAGTGAAAAGTTAAAAGGTATTAAGGACAACTTTAATGTCAATAAACAAGAAATTGAAAAGAATCGTGAAAGCATTGACGCTGAGTGTAAGCTTAGTGATACTGCCTGGTTGCTTTACAACCGTGCCAGTCAAAATGCCGTTTCCCGAAGCACCAGCAAACCTACTGGAACCAGCAAATAATTTAAAACAATTACCAGAAGAAAAGAAGTCTCTTTCTGATCTTTTGGAAAATGCCAACGAAAATTATAGTATGTACTACACACTCAAAGAAAAGTATAATGCTTGGATTGAGTGGTATAATGAACAAAAAAGAATTCATGATAAAGTAAAATGAGTGAGAATAAATCCGCACCAGAAGAACTTCTGTCCGAATTATCCAAAATAATTCAAGAAGGTCGAAAATCTAAAGTAGACAAATTCAAAGAAAAGTTTGATGTTGAAATCAATGCATCTGATTTCTTAGGAGAACTTACAAAAATAAAACAAGAATTTGAAAAACTCGAAGAACAACTTCCTGATCTCGTCATCGAAGAACCTACGATGGAACCTTTACCAGAAAATGTTCCTATTGTAGAAAAGCAAGAAGATGATTTGGTGGAAGCTTCTGCCAAAGTAATTAAAAAAAGAATACACGAAGTAACAAATTTGTTTTCTTTGCCTCCTGTTGAAACATATCCAACTACAATGAAATTGATTCAGAAAAGAATCGAAATGATGGAACAATGGATATACAAAATATCAGCAGAAGGTCCTGGTGGTGGTGCAGGAGATGTAATTAACTTAGATCATCAAACAACGCTAGTGACATCATCATCCTACACAGTTAGTAGAAAAGATTATTATGTTGGTATTAACTATGCTGGAACTGTAACAGTAACTTTGCCTGCGGTTGCTAAAAATGGTAGATACATTATAATTAAAGATGAATCTGGACGATGTTCAAAGTTTCCAATAATTGTTCACGGAAATGTCGATAATGATGTAAATGGTTTTATATTAAAAATAAACAATGGTGGTATACAAATGATTTATAGAAATGGGTGGAGAATAGTATGACATATTTGTTCCAAGAAAATACAAGTTATGATGCATTTGGTCGTGCAAGAGTTAGTGAACCATTTACGCTTGGAGATTATAAACACGTTTATGGTTTAGATCCAAATTTTATAGATTATACTGTAAATGGCGCAACTGTAACATTTCAACCTAATCAAGCGTGTGCCAGATTAACAACATCAAGTAATACAACTTCTAGAGTTGTGCATCAAACTAAGTTTTATCATCACTATATGCCTGGAAAAAGTCAATTCATTTTTTCTAGTTTTAATTTTTATTCAGCGGTAACTAATGTCACAAAAAGAACTGGTTACTTTGATGATAATGACGGTATTTACTTTGAGCAAACCGGAAACGGAACATTAAACATTGTATTGAGAAGTTACGTTTCTGGAAGTCCAACAGAAAGAAGAATTCCACAATCTCAATGGAGTGAAGATAAATGTGATGGGACTGGAGCTAGTGCTTTTAATTTAGATATTACAAAAACTCAATTATTATGGATTGATTTTGAGTGGCTTGGTGTCGGCACAGTTCGTTGTGGATTTGTTAACAATGGAGAATTTGTAACTGCTCATAAATTTCACAACAATAACAATTTGGCAACTGTTTACATGAGCAATCCAAATCTACCTGTTCGATGTGAGATGCTTAACACGGGAACAACTACAGGTGGATATTATGACCAAATATGTTCTACTGTTATGTCGGAAGGTGGATATGTTGAAGCAGGTATTGATTGGGCAGTAACAAATACACCAAGATTACTCTCTGCTGGAGCAACGCTCCCAATCATGGCGATTCGATTGAAGAACTCATTTAAAACATATAAAAACAGAATGATTGTTCGTATGGGTAATGTTAACATATTCAGCGATGGTGAAAATATAAAGTACCGCCTCATAAAGTTACCAGATTTGAGTCAATTAACTGCGAACACTTGGACATCAGTTGATGATGATAGTGGTGTTGAATATAATGTGGATGCCACAGCATTTACAGATGGTGATGAAATAGACAATGGATGGGTTAGTGCTTCAACGCAAGGTAGTCAGAAAACTGGTGGATCTCCTGGGTCAAATTTACCTTCTACTGCAAAGAAAAATTATATTGTACAGAATTACGATTCGACCAACTCAGAAATTTATGTTATTGTGATAACAAATATAGGATCGCAACCCACCAATGTTGGAGTTGGACTCCAATGGCGAGAGATTTATTAATAAAAATAATTTAAATTACAGGTAAAAATATGAAAAAATTACTATTAATAACACTATTATCCTTTTCACTCTCTGGTTGTGCATTGTATGACATCTATATGATGGCCGGATATGATACCAATGAATATTCACTCATCACAAAGGTAAGAACTATCTCTACCGTCTCCGACTGTTCCAAAGATTCGATAAAGTCTTTATATCAAACTACTGTACAGTTTAATCAATTTACTCAGTATATACCAAGAAACAAAGAAGCTCACGATTTGAGTAAAAAACTACTATCCATAGTAGAAGAATTGCATAAAAAAGACAATCCTAGTCCTGTATATTGTCAGGCAAAACTAAATACAATAAGCAAGACATCTGAACAAATTCAACGTGTCATAGGGAGTAAACAAAGATGAGTGATGTTCAAAAAATACACAGTATGGCCGCACAGGTACAGGTCTATCAACAACAGCACCAGGCTGGCCTAATTACTGACGCAGAATTCAAAGAGTTAATAAACGACCTTAACATTATGGAAACTATTGAAAGTTCCTCTATGGAAATGAAACTTAAACAAGATTATCAAGAATTATTAGCAGGTGCGGTAAATGTAGTTAAAAACTTACCAGTTTAAGGAGATTGCATGGCTCGAAAAACTAACACAGCAGTTAGGTTAGTAGAACAAGATAATAATGAACCAATACAAAGGAAACAAACCGGCAATCACTTAAAGATAAGAATAGACGACTTAAAAACATTTGATCCTCTTACTGATAATCAGAAACAGTTTTTTGACGCATATAAAAGAGGCGACTATTTCGTAGCATTACATGGAGTAGCAGGAACAGGTAAAACTTTCATTGCTCTGTATAAAGCGATTGAAGAAGTCTTAGATAAGAACAATCCATTTAACAAAATAATTGTAGTTCGTTCTGCTGTACAATCTAGAGAGATAGGTCATCTTCCTGGTGATGTTACAGAAAAAATGGAAATTTATCAACAACCATACAGACAAATTTGTGATACTCTGTTTGGTCGTAGAGATGCTTGGGATAGATTAGAAGAACAAGGTTTCATTCAATTCATTTCTACATCTTTCATTCGTGGTATGTCCTTTGATGATGCGATCATTATTGTTGATGAAATGCAGAACATGAACTTTGAAGAAATTGATACCGTTATGACTCGTGTTGGTTATCGTTCAAAGATTATATGGTGTGGTGATTATCGTCAAACCGATTTGAGAAAAAATAATGATAAGTCTGGACTGTTAAAGTTTTTTGATATCGCTCAACATATGGGCGCTTTCACCAGAATAGAGTTTACCGTTGATGATATCGTGAGAAGTTCTTTAGTTAAAGATTACATTTTGGCTAAATTAAAATACGAAGATATTAACGAAGGGAAATAAAATGTTAGATACTATTTTTTGGATTGCAGTTGGAGCTTTTGTTGGTTGGAATTTTCCACAACCTTTTTGGGCTAAAATGATTCAAGAAAAAATAAGAGGCATGATTAAAAAATGACACTAGAACAATTAAAACAAATTATAGGAAAAAATCCTTATGCCGAATATTGGCACAATGCTCTTACTATTTTGTTGCCTGATTATGACATCAATACACCACAAAGAATTGCAGCTTTTATGGCACAATGTGGTCATGAATCAGCAAATTTTACAGCACTAAAAGAAAATTTAAATTATCGTGCTGCAACTCTCCGTAAATTGTTTCCTAAGTATTTTCCAACAGATGAACTAGCAAATGAGTATGCAAATAAACCAAACAAACAGGAAGCAATTGCAAATCGTATCTATGCTAATCGCATGGGCAATGGCGATGAAGCATCTGGTGATGGATATAGATACTGTGGCCGTGGACTGATTCAATTAACAGGTAAAGAAAACTATTCTTGGTTTGCCGCTTCAATTGAAATATCTGTTGAAGAAGCATCCGAATATTTACAAACATTTGAAGGTGCTGCTCAATCTGCTTGCTGGTTTTGGGAAACAAATAAACTAAATCAATGGGCTGACAAAGGCGACATTCTCACATTAACAAAGCGTATCAATGGTGGCACCATTGGTCTTGAAGATCGCATTAAACATTATGAACACGCACTTCATGTACTAGGAGTTCATTAATGGATGATAAAAAATTAGCAAAAGGTCTAATTATTTTATTATTGCTTCCTCTGACATTGGCATATTTTAGTGGTGACCGATTCCGTTATCCGTGCCAAGATCCCCTAAATTGGGATAATGATATGTGTAAACTACCTTACTGTGATGTAACAAGAACTTGTCCTCAACATATTTTTAAAGGTCAAAATGATCCAAGAGTAGGACCGGGAGGAAATAAACCTCTTACACAAAATACACCGATAACACCAACAACTGGAGCAACTTGCAAATGAACTTGAATATTTTAAACAAAGAAGAAAAGAAAGACGATAACTTCATGTATACTGAAGAGCAATTAATGGCTCGACTAAAATTCTTTATTGGTATATGTTTAGCACTTACATTATTTGGCATTGTGTTTGTAGTATTGTATTCGTTAATTTTTGTAACACAACCTCTCAATGCTATCTCTCCAATTGATCAAAAATTCTTTGAGTTGATTATACCTATCGCAACATTCTTGACAGGCACATTGTCTGGTATCATGTTGGCTGGTGGTGATAAAGATGCACAGAAGATGGCACTACAAGCAGCAACACGACCAACAACAGTATCATCATCACCAACAACTCCATCTACGCCAAGTCCATCACTCGGTGGTATGTCTTTAGGTGGTAATAGTATGAGTATGGGTGCTGCGCCAATTTCACCAGCAACATCTTCTTTTACGCCATCTGTAACAATGAGTTCTACAGGTAAACCAATGCCTGTGCTACCACCTCAGCCGGAGATTTAATAAATGAATTGGTTAAATAGTATGTTATCTGATGGACATAATAATTCCATAAGTAGTAAAAGAGTAATAACATTCTTAGCATTTTTAATATGCGCCTTTGCATTGATTGCAGATACATTTGGTTATAAAGTAACTCCATCATTATTCGATTCGATGATATATCTTGTTATTGCAGGACTAGGTTTTACAGCTTCAGAAAAATTTGCTAAAAAGGAAAATAAAAATGAAAGCAATTAACACATTCGTTTGGTCATTTATGGTTGTTTGTGGTTTTATGGTAGTTGATATGCCAGTCTCTAAAGCTGCTGAGACCAAAAAATCTTGTGTAACACAAAAAGATCCAAAGACAGGTAAAGAAAAAGAAGTTTGTAAAGAAATCAAAGTACACAAAAAATTAGAAGGTACTCCTGTACCAGAAAAGAAAAAATAATGTCGGAAGAAGTATCTGATCTGAAGGTTGATGTGGGTGTTCTAAAAACGCAGGTATTGACTTTATCTGCGTTATGTAATAAGATGGATCAAGTTATCGAAAAGATAGTGGATACCCACGACCGGCACATATCGAAAGTATACTCAGACATGGAAAACCGCAGATTAGAAACAGACGGAGATATTAAAGAAATTCATGATCGAATTGATATGGTATTGGACAAAATGGAAGCTTCAAATCAAAGAATCATGGATGAATTTAAATCTCTGCGATCAGATATGCAAGACCACAATCAAAATGAAAAAGAAGCTTTAGACAAACTTCTACAATGGAAGTGGATGGTTGCCGGTGGTATTATTGTTGTTTCATGGTTGATTTCTAATGTAAATATCAATACAATAGTGAATTCAATTAAATAAATTATTTTTTATATTATGAGCATTTTTATTGACAGGTCTTTCCTGATGATGGTATCTGGCAAGTTACAAAGATTTCAACGAAAGAAGGATGATCTTTATAACTTTAGATGCCCATATTGTGGTGATTCCCAAAAGAACAAAATAAAAACTCGTGGTTATGTCTACCGCAAGAAGAATGACTATTTCTTCATGTGTCATAATTGTGGTGTATCAACCACATTCTATAATTTCCTAAAACACGTTGATCCAGAATTAATAAAAGAATATCAATTAGAGAGGTACAAAAACGGAGAAACAGGAAATAATAATTATCCAAAACCATCATTTGATGAATATAAAACAGAAAAACCAGTATTCAAAGAAAAATTAAAACTAGAAACTATCGCATCTTTGCCTAACGAACATTTTGCAAAAACTTATGTAGAAAAAAGAAAGATACCAGAGAAACACTATTCAAATTTATATTTTGCTGCAGATTTTAAAAAGTTTATAGAAGAACTTGGAATAGAAAAAGATGGTTTAAAAACTGATGATCCTAGATTGGTTATTCCTTTCTATGATAAAGAAAAAAATCTAATTGCACTTCAAGGTCGAGCACTTGGTGAGTCCAAACTCAGATATATAACTGTAAAGATGCATGATGATAACAAAAAAGTCTTTGGTTTGGATAGAATTGATGAAGAAAAACCTATCTATGTTGTAGAAGGACCTATTGATTCGTTGTTTATTGATAATGCAGTAGCCACAGCAGACTCCAATTTACAATCGATTACCGAAGTTTTGGACAAGTCCAAAGTGGTTTTAATCTTTGACAATGAGCCAAGAAATAAAGAAATCGTCAAGCAAATTGAAAAAGCCATAGATGAACATTATAATGTTGTAATATGGCCAGAGTTCGTTGATGATAAAGATATTAATGATATGATCTTATCTGATTTTTCACTGGATGAAATTGAAGATATTATAAGTAAGAATACATTCGTTAATTTGAGAGCAAAAATGGAATTCGTGAATTGGAAGAAAGTTTAAATCATGAAAGTAGAATTGATATCATACACACAACCATCAGAACGGTTTGCGGAGAACATGACAGAACTGGTTGCATTTTGTGCCAGAGTGTCGAATCCAGGAAACCAACACAACCATGTAACTAGTGAGAAGTTAATTCGTTATTTGATTAAAAATCAACATTGGTCACCACTCGAAATGGTGAGCATATGTTTAGGTATAGAAACAACTCGTGACATAGCAAGACAAATATTGAGGCATCGTTCTTTTTCTTTCCAAGAATCTTCTCAAAGATATGCTGATCCAACTAAAGACTTGGATTTCATACCTAAAGAAGCAAGATTGCAAGATGAAAAGAATAGGCAAAACAGTATAGAAGTAACTGATGATTCTTTGCAACAAGAATGGTTATCTGTTCAAAATCGTATAATTAGTGAAGCAAGAACAGCATATTCTTGGGCTATTGAAAATGGAATTGCAAAAGAACAAGCGAGAGCTGTATTACCAGAAGGTATAACAGAATCTAGGCTTTATATGAATGGAACACTTAGATCATGGGTACATTACATACAACTACGCACAGAAAAAGGAACACAAAAGGAACATCGTGAAGTTGCTGATGCGTGTGCTACAGCAATTGAACCGATATTTCCAATGATTAAAGAATTTGTTGGCAATGAAAGTATGGCTGTATTTGCAACGAAATAATAATAAAGGTAAGATATGGAATATCTAGGAATCAATATTGATTTACAAAGAGATAATTTATTTGATGATCTTGGAATTAAAAGACTTAAAGAATCGTATATGCGTGAAGATGAAGAATCTCCACAATGTCGATTTGCTTATGTGTCAAAAGCTTTTGGAACGGATTTAAATCATGCACAAAGATTATATGAATACAGCAGTCGTCATTGGCTCTCTTATTCTACTCCCATTCTTTCTTATGGCCGCAGTAAGCGGGGCCTTCCTATATCATGTTTTCTTAACTACATTGAAGATACTGCTGAGGGATTAGTTGATAATTTATCCGAAACAAACTGGCTTTCTATGCTCGGTGGTGGAGTGGGCATTGGCTTTGGTATTCGAGCCGCTGATGATAAGTCTACGGGTGTTTTACCGCATCTTAAAATATATGATGCTTCCTCTCTTGCATATCGCCAAGGTCGTACTCGTAGAGGCTCTTATGCTGCTTATCTTGACATTTCTCATCCTGATATCATTTCGTTCTTGGAGATGAGAAAGCCAACAGGTGATCCAAATGTTCGTTGTTTAAATCTACATCATGGCATTAATATTACCGATGATTTTATGGAAATCATTGAGAAGTGTATGTTAGATTCAGAAGCTTCTGATGATTGGGAATTAAAAGATCCACATTCTGGTGAAGTTCGAGAAATAGTATCTGCAAAAATGTTATGGCAAATGATTTTAGAATTGCGTATGCATACAGGCGAACCATACATCCACTATATTGATACAAGTAATAGGATGTTGCCAGACTTTCTTAAAGAAAAAGGTTTAAAGGTTCATCAGTCCAACCTATGTTCTGAAATTATTCTACCAACAAATGAAGAAAGAACCGCAGTATGTTGTCTTTCATCTCTTAACTTGGAGTATTATGATGAATGGAAAAATGATAAATTGTTCTTACGTGATGTCGCTGAAATGTTGGATAATGTGCTCCAATTTTTTATTGATAACGCTCCTGATGCCATTGCTCGTGCCAGATTTAGTGCTCAACGGGAAAGAAGTATTGGTATTGGCGCTCTCGGTTTTCATGCTTATCTTCAGCGCAATAATATTGCTTTCGAAGGAGTAATGGCGAAAGTTGCAAACAATAGAATGTTCAAGCATATCAGAGAGTGTCTAGACCAAGCAAACATATATCTCGGAAGTCAAAGAGGTGAGGCACCAGACGCTGCAGGCACCGGTAGAAGATTCAGTCATCTCATGGCAATTGCGCCAAATGCCTCATCTTCTATTATTATGGGTAACACCAGTCCTTCTGTTGAACCATATCGTGCCAATGCTTACCGTCAAGATACATTATCCGGTTCATCATTAACAAAAAATAAATGGTTAGATCAAATCATACAAAAGGAATCTGAAGGTAAACCAGAAGAATGGGCCGATGATGTGTGGCGTAGTATTATTGCCAATGATGGATCTGTACAACACTTAGAATGGATGGATGAAAATACAAAAGCAGTTTTTAAAACATCTATGGAAATTGATCAACGATGGGTAATAGAATTGGCTGCGGATAGACAACAATATATTGATCAAGCACAATCCATAAATCTTTTCTTTAGACCAGATTCACATATAAAATATATTCATGCTATACATTTCATGGCATGGAAAAAAGGACTTAAAACACTATATTATTGCCGTTCAGAAAAGATTGGTAAAGCTGATAAAGTATCTAAGAAAATTGAGCGACAAGTGATTAAAGAAATCGACATGACACAAATTGCTCAAGGTAACGATTGCATTGCTTGCGAGGGATAAATGAAAAAAACGGAATCAAATATAACAGAAGAAAGAAGTTACTTTAAACCATTCAACTATCCATGGGCCTATGATGCCTGGTTGAAACATGAACAGTCACATTGGTTACATACAGAAGTACCTATGCTTGAAGATGTAAAAGATTGGAAAAAGAAACTAACAAAAAGTGAAAAAGAATTCTTAACACACATTTTTCGTTTCTTCACACAAGGTGATATTGATGTTGCTGGAGGTTATGTTCGTAATTATCTGCCATATTTTTCTCAACCAGAAATTCGTATGATGTTGATGGGTTTTGCCGCTAGAGAAGCATTACATATTGCTGCATATTCACATCTTATTGAAACTCTAGGTTTACCAGAAACAACTTATAATGAATTTCTAGAATATGGAGCTATGAGAGAGAAACATGATTATGTTCTCAACATATCAGCAAACAATTCTACAAAAGAAAACACAGCAACACACATCGCAGTATTTTCTGCATTTACAGAAGGTATGCAATTGTTTTCTTCATTCATTATGTTGTTGAATTTTCCAAGACAAGGTAAGATGAAAGGTATGGGTCAGATTGTTACTTGGTCGATTGTAGACGAAACTCAACATTGTGAATCAATGATCAAATTATTCAGAACTTATATTGAAGAAAATCGTGAAATATGGACAGATGAATTAAAATCGAAGATATATACGATTGCAGAAAGAATGGTTGAATTAGAAGATAAATTTATTGACCTTGCTTTCGGCATAAACACGATGGAAGGTTTATCAGCAGAAGATGTTAAAAAATACATTCGATATATTGCTGATCGTAGATTGATATCGTTAGGCCTAAAAGGCGTATATAAAGTAAAGAAAAATCCTCTGCCTTGGGTAGAAGAAATGATTAACGCACCAACACACACCAACTTCTTTGAGAATCGTGCAACCGATTATGCAAAAGGAGCTTTATCTGGAGATTGGAGTGATGTTTGGGCTCATTAAGGAAAAATAATGTCAATGAAATCTATTTCTGGAGATTGTTTAAGTTGTGAATCAACTTACAATATAGAATATATGGAAGGAATGGTCTCACAAGATTTACCAGAACATTGCCCGTTTTGTGGTGAAGTCATCGAAGAATTAACTGAATCCTATATAGAGGATGAAGATGATTTTGAAGATGATGAAAAATGGGATCGATAAACTGGATATATGATAGTAAAGATTTTACGGAAGACTTGATTGGTGATAATTACGGGTTCGTGTATCAGATAACTAATCTGACGAATAACAGAAAATACATAGGAAAGAAATTTTTTTATTCTTCCAAAACCAAACAAGTCAAAGGTAAAAAAAAGAAGTATAAGGTACAGAGTGATTGGCAAACTTACTATGGAAGTAGTGACAGTCTAATGAAAGATGTGTTAGCATTAGGTCATGAAAACTTTAGTAGAGAAATATTACATCTTTGCCGTTCTAAAGGTGAATGTGGATATCTTGAAGCTAAAGAACAATTTGTCCGTGGTGTAATGGAAAGTGAAGATTACTACAATACATGGATAATGGTAAGAGTAAGAAAATCACACATAAAGGAATACAATGCTAGAATTTCTAAAATACCTTAAAGACGACCAGTATGATGCATACTTTTTTCTACCAGGTGAGAAAGAAAATCAGATACACATAGAAGGTTCACTATACAAAGATCCAGGCGAAGGAATCGGTTCCAGTAACCTCGGACACAATTATCATGTTGTGCTATTCAAAGAAGATGAGAAACACAATGTGGTCGATTTGGACCAATTTGAGGGTGTTTTGGGTTGTCCTTTAGAGTATATGTCTGGACTATTACCATCTGACTGGTATGGTATTATTGCCAGAAAGACTACCACTTCTTCCGCCTTTGTGGACAGGCTGGTTGCCAGGTTGACCGAATAGTGATATACTAATATATCTGGAAACTATTGAAAGTTTATTATGATTTTAGTTGATTTAAATCAGGTCCTATTGGCTGGCCTGATGGCACAAATTAATAGCCAAAAAGGTGTCAAACTTGAAGAAAATCTTGTTAGACACATGGTATTAAATATTATCAGAACTCATATTAGAAATTTTCGTTCAGAGTATGGCGAAGTTGTTCTATGTTGTGATAATCGAAAATACTGGCGTAAAGAATTCTTTCCTTTCTATAAAGCTGGCAGAAAGAAAACTCGTGAAAAGTCTGATTTAGACTGGCACATGATTTTTGATATTCTCGCCAAACTCAAACAAGAACTCAAAGAACATTTTCCATATAAAGTTGTAGATGTTGAAGGTGCTGAAGCTGACGATATTATCGGAACACTAGTACCTCGGCATATTATGCATGAAAATATTTTAATACTGTCTAGTGACGGAGATTTTTTGCAATTACAACAATATAATGGAAAAACCAGTTTCAAAATAAAACAATACAATCCATCATTGAAGAAATATGTAACTTCTTCTGATCCTCTTTTGGAACTCAAAGAGAAAATCATTCGTGGTGATAAAGGTGATGGCATACCAAATGTATTTTCTCCTTCAGATTGTTTTGTCCGTGAACTAAGGCAAAAACCAATCACTAAAGGCGTTATTGATAAATTGATTAATGAAGATTGGCAAAATTGGCAAGATGATGTTGCTAAAACCGGTTTTTCTCGTAATCAGACACTAATTGATCTCAAAATGATTCCTGTTGAGATAAAAGAGAGAATCATAAATACTTACGATGATGTCAAACCGGCATCAAGACAAGGATTGTTAAATTATTTCATGGAACACAAACTGAAAAATCTTATGGAAGTCATCGAGGAATTTTAATGAAAAGTATATATGAAATTTTTGATTCTTTTGAAGAAGCAAAGTCAAAAGAACAAAAAATGAAGGTTATCGGTGACAATTTATCGCAAGTACTGGTTTCAGTATTAGAGATGACATTTCATCCAAAATATGAGTGGCATTTTAAAGAAATGCCTGAAAACTTTAAACCATTGGTTACTGTTCCAGGTATCTCTTATGCGAAACTACATACACATTTGAGGAAGATGTACCTTTTTCAAAAAGGTCATTCAGAATCAGCAAATATTACTATGGAAAGAAGAAAACAATTGTTACTTCAATTCTTAGAAGCTCTAGAGCCTAGAGAAGCAGAAGTTATAATTGGCATATTCAAAAAAGATCAAGGTGTTAAAGGGTTAACTTATAATTTTGTAAAGGACGCATTTCCTGACCTATTGCCAGAATGTACCAAAGAGAAAAAATAATAATAACAAGCGGCTCTTTCGATCCTCTCTCCAAAGAAGAAATTAAATTTCTAAAGAAATGTAAAAATAAGGGAGACTGGCTTGTTGTCGGCATTCATTCTGATACCTTTGTACATTGGACTTTAGGTGGTGTTGTACAAGATTACGAATCACGCAGAGAAATAGTGGAATCGTTAAAATTTGTAGATGAAGTATTTTATTTTGATGATTCTGATGGAACAGTTTGCCAGTTGTTGAAATTGGTGAAAATATGTTATCCAAATGCGGCATATACTTTTATATCGCATGAAGATATGCACAATATGCCTGAAATGAAAATTAAAGGCATAAATTTCGAAATTGTAAAAATAGGAGATTAGTAAGTGGGAAAGTTTGTTGGTAAGTTTCGTAAGAACAAAGAGTACAATGATGATTATACTTACACTAAACAAAAGAAACATCGGAATGAACACTCCGAGATAAAGAAAATCAAAAATCGTGATTTTGAGGATATTTTAAGTGATTATGAGAATGAAAATATACCACAAAAACACAAAGGTTTTCACAACTATTCAGCATAAGTAGGTATGCTGCCTTTGATATAACGGAATTGGTATAATCCAATACTGTTGTTTCCATACAACACAGCCCCTTGACATTCCCATAGGTTTGTTATAGAATATGTAATTCCTTGACTGGAGTTACATACTATGATGATCTATACAAAAGCACCAAAATCCAAGAAACGCAAAATTCCAAAATCTGTTCAATTGCAGAATCAGCAATGGTTACAATCATTAAGTACATTATTGCCTAAACATTCCAAAAATGTTTCCACAAGATTTGTCAATAAGATACCATCTTTGATGCCTCCTCCTGGCCGGGAACTACCAGAAATCGAATCCTTAGACACAGGTTTTAAGGGAGCGCTCACAAAATCTGGAATTATGAAAGATTATCACAAATTAACAAAACAGGATCGTGAATCTGTTGATCATATCGCTCAATGTGTAGCACCAATTCACAAAAGCAGTTATGTCTATGTCTCTGCCGGCATGAATCCTGCTTCACTTGGCAGAAAAAATGAGGTTTTGTGATATGCAACAGAAAAATGAACTTGAATTTTGGTCAGAATGGTCAGAAATTGAGCCTTTTCTCGAAAAAATGACAGAAAAAGAGCTTGAAGAAATGCTAAAATTTGTAAATGCAGTCGGAATTGCAAAAATGCAAGCAAAATTATTACAAAATTCGAATTTTTATCACTAAAAAGGTTAAAAATGTTACAAAAATACGAAGAAGATCAAATTTATCGAGGTGTTGATGATATTTTATTCAATCTCAAACACTTGGATGTTAAGGATGTAGCTTATTTTCTTGTAAAATATGATCCTGATTTGGCTGATCGCTTAGCTACAGCGATAAGTTTTAATATTTTAGATAAGGATTTTAAAAAATAATGATTTCTTCAAATAATTCATCATGTGACTATCGTGATTTGTCAAAAAAAGAGCAAGAAACTTGGTATTTGTTAGATGAAGCAATTCGAAAAATGATTACTTTGTCACAATTTGAAAAAGACCTAGATAATTACCGGAAGTTAAAGGAACAGTACCAATAGTATGTTGTTTTTATGCAACACAGAATCAAATATTTCTTGCCTATTTTTGTTTTTTATGAGATAATGTTTACATTAACTCGGAGATTGTATGGAAATCATTCAAACAAAATCAATTCTTGCCAAATTAATGGCTACAGAAAATCTAATCATCGAACAGCGAAAAGTTTCAACCGCTTCATTCGATGTAAAGAATCGTGTTCTTACTGTTCCTGTTCTAGATAAAAACATTTCACCACAACTTTATGACCTTTTTATGGGACATGAAGTTGGTCACGCTCTGTATACACCACTTGATGGTTTGATGAGAGTTGTAGAACTGAATATTCCAAGATCAATTGCAAATGTGATTGAAGATCATCGAATTGAAAAACGAATCAAAAACAAATATCCCGGTATTCGTAAACCATTCATACAAGGTTATAACGAATTAATCGAAAAGAATTTTTTCGGTACTAGTGGTGCAGATTTAAATAACCTAAACTTCATTGATCGTTTCAACCTTTTCAGTAAGGGTGGACCCGCTCAAGGTATTATTTTCAATGAAAAAGAAAAAGAACTTGTTGCAGACATCGATTCTGTTGAATCATATGATGATGTAATTTCTGTTGCTTTAAAAGTAACAAAATATCTAAAAGAAGAAAAGAAAGAAAAGGAAGAAAATGGAACATGGATGCCTGAAGAAGATGATGAATCTTTAGAAGGTTTAAGTGGCTTTGGTGATGATGAAGAATTTGATGATGGTGATCAAGAAGATGGTGATGAACAAGGTTCTTTGTCCGATGAAAATGATGAAACAACAGATGATGAAAATTATGGAAAACAATCATCTTTTTCAGATCCTAGTTCGGATGGCATCGAATCAAAAACCGATACTATCTTTCAAAGGACACAATCTCAACTTTTTCTAGATGACAATCGATACTATTATTATGGTGATATTCCAAAATATGATTTAAATAAAGTTATTATGCCATATAAAGAAGTTTGGTCGGAATATAAAAAAGATTGGATCATTTTCAAACAAGCAAATAGGGCTTGGATCAATCTAGAAAAAACTAAAGATATTGATACCAAACAATTTTTAAAGGTTCGTACAGATGCCAAGAAAATCGTATCTTATCTAGCAAAAGAATTTGAAATGCGTAAAAATGCAGATCAAATGAAAAGAGCCTCAATTGCAAAAACAGGCGAATTGAATATGAGCAAAATTTATGCTTATAAATTAACTGATGATATCTTTAAAAAGATGACCGTTATTCCTGATGGAAAATCACATGGTTTGGTTATGTTTATGGATTGGTCTGGAAGTATGTTTAAAAATCTTAACAATACAATTAAACAACTAATCAATCTTGCTATGTTTTGTAAGAAGGTGAATATTCCTTTTGAAGTCTATGCCTTTTCTGGTAGAGATCAATTTACTACTGCGTACAACCCTACTGAATCTGACATTGGAACAATTGCAACATATCCTCTTAAATTATTAAATTTAATGTCAAGTAAAATGTCAGCAGCAGAATTCACATATGCCTGTTCTGCTCTGTTAACTTTTGGTGACCGAAGAAAAGATTTTTGTCCAGATTTTATGCATTTAGGTTCAACGCCACTTAATGAAACAGTTATGGCCGCTATGGAAATCATTCCTAAATTCCAAAAAGACTATAAACTACAAATTGTTAATACCGTATTCTTAACTGACGGTGACGGACACAATTGTGAAAAAGTATGGACAAAAGTAACAAGAGAAAACAAAAGTGAAGATATTGTACATGGGTACAATGATGAAACTCTTGATAATGATGGTGTATGGCATAAAGAATTAACACTAGTATTAAGAGATCCTTTAACCAAAAATCAAGAATATGTTTCACAGTTGAGATATGGTCACTCCAAAGAATTAACCGCAGCATACATTAAATTATTGAAAGCTCGTACAAATTGTAATGTTATAGGTTTTTACATCCTCTCTAGTCGTGATTTTAATCATGAAATACGAAATTTATTACCAGATTTAGTTGATACATCTTCTCTGAAATTGAATTTCCGTACGAATAAATATTCTGTTGTCACAACAGCAGGTTATGATGAATATTATTTGTTGCGAGCAGAAGGCCTAGATACTGATGATGATGTTGAATTTGTTGTAAAAGAAAATGCATCAACTAGGTCACTAACATCAGCATTTAAAAAATATGCTGGCAATAGATTGTCTAACCGAGTAGTTTTAAATAGATTCATAGGACTAATTGTATGATGACAAAGGAAAGAGAATTGATATGTTATACGGACATCACCGGTTCTCGATCCGCAATTATCATAATAGAAGAATCATACCTATTAACTTATAGAGTAGAATTGTGTATTAACGATAAAATCGTTGGTACACTTTTCTTTAAGAACGAAGAAAAAGCAAATGAGATGGCAAAAGCCTACGCATTTTTAGGAGGTTAAAATGAAATCAGACATGAGTGATTTGAGAAGAGCCGACATAAAATTCATCGAAAATAAATATGAAATTTCAATGTATGTAGGATATGAATTAATAAAGAAAGAGTATGTTAGCAGTTCTTTTGAAGCGAGAGATATTGCTGAACAATTTATATGTGATTATGGAAACTCAAAACCGGAGTTATTGAATGAATAGTGTTGATAAAGAAATTTTATTAATCGCACAAGAAGAATGTGCGGAAGTGACACAAGCAATTAGCAAAGTCTTTCGTTTTGGATTTGATGGACTATACAACGGAAACACCAACAAACAAAGATTAGAAGAAGAAATTGGTGATTTGATGGCTATGATTGAATTGATGATAGAAAATGATATTGTAGATAAATCTTCTATACAATTAGCCACAGGCCAGAAAAAAATTAAACTGAAAACTTGGTCTAAGATTTATGAATCCTAATGAGTTATTAAAATTACTCAAACACATCATAGTATGGATACCAGAATCTAATCCAATAAGAAAAGAGATACAAGGTATTATTGATCAACTAAGAAATAATTTGAGGCAACAACAATGAAAATATTAGTTACTGGTTCAGAAGGTTATATCGGAAAACATTTGGTTAAAATGTTGTTAGAAGATGGAAACACCGTACATACATTAGACATCAAAGGTGAAAGATCAGAAACACATTTTATAGTCGATATCAATAACGAAACTTTCGTGAAGTATGGCCCACACATAGGAAAAAAATATGATGCAGTTGTACATTTGGCTGCATTAGTCCGTGTTGGTGAATCAGTAAGAGAACCATATCGTTACTACGACACAAATATAAACGGAACATTCAAACTATTAAATAATGTAGACACAAATCATTTTGTTTTTGCATCGACTGGTGCAGCAAGTGAACCAAATTCTCCATATGGATTTTCAAAAAGAGCCGCAGAAGATATCGTTTCTGCAATGGCAAAGAAATTCACTATATTTCGTTTTTACAATGTTATTGGTACTGATGGTTTTCCTCCCACAAATCCAGATGGCCTGATGTCGAAATTAATCGATGCAATGGATACCGGCGAGTTTCGCATTTATGGTAGAGATTATAATACTACCGATGGTACTTGTATGAGAGAGTATGTCCATGTAAATGATATCTGTGCCGCAATTATGAGGTCACTTGACAAACCAACAAACAAAGTGCATAATCTAGCATATGGTGATCCGAAATCAGTTGCCGAAATTGTAGATGTTTTTAAGAAGGTAAACAATGTAGATTTTAAAGTTGTATTTGATCGCCGCCGTGATGGAGACCTCGAATCTTGTTACCTGAGAGGTGGTTCACAATTTATGCGTAGAAGTTACACCTATGAAGAAATGATGAGATATGAACTGGCAACAAATTGAAATAGAATTCTTCTGGCCACTCACAGAACAGTTACCATTGGATCTCGATTATACAGAATCAGATATATTGGAACTTGATTTATTAGTACAAACATTAGAACAGATGGGATGTTAATTGGTCACATTTTTAATTTGTTTCTCAATATTCATGGCCATAAATTTGAGCCTAACTCTGTGCTTCAGAAAGTGGGGCACATACAGTAATTGGTGGAAAGATGATTAGTTTTATTTTGGCTATTGTTGCTGCTATCATTGTGTATTATATGATGTGGTGTAACGATCACTTTAATGATGATGAATAAACTCACGACCATAATTATGACTTTTTTGATTGCATTTTCATTAAGTCTATTAATAATACCTGGAATTGCAATTCTCGGTGGGGTAACGGGAAAATATATAATCAAACCAATATATGAAAAAATTACCGATCCTGGTCCACTCTATGTTGATGACACTAGGTGCTGTAGATAAGGAAAACAAATGAATAAAAATTTATCAGTTGTTTCTGTGTTGATATACAACCTAATAATTATTTTTGGCACCATATACATGATTCAAGTTTTCAATTGGTCTGTTTGGTGGTTGTTAGCTGCATTTATTTGTTTGATGTCTTTTGAAAAGAACGAAAAAGTTGAACTATCTGATCAGCCAGAAGAAAATAAAAAAGAACTGATACAAGAAAAAGAAGAATTCAAAGATTCTCTTGATCCAGAAAAAAGTACCACTATAGTTGTTGAAAAAAGAAGATCTAGAGATTAACATGGATAAACCTGTATCAGATTGCATATCAGAAAAAATTGATGATCTCGACAAACTTCTATTGAAACATAATATTGATATAACAAGACAAACAATTCACATTTCAAAAGATAGATTATTGGATTTTATTGATGACCTCCGAAGAAACCAAAACAGAGAAAACTGAACTAGAGAAGAAATATCGTCACGGGCATTTTTTTCTAGTATCTGTTACACTCAAAGGTGGATTTAAATTTGATATCGTTGTGAGGGGAGCAAATATGAAATCTGAACTTAAATTCCAAGAATCATTCAATAACACAGTTGAGATTCAAGAAATAACAGAAGAAGAATATAATAAAAAACATCTCGGAACATAATGTACAAAGTAAGATATTCTACTAACTGGATGGGTCCAATACATAAAAGTTGGTATTTGGATCGTGGCCTTGAATTATGGACTTATTCTGCTGGCCGTCTAGATTTTTGGAATCCTTATGATGATTCTTATTATCCTGATGAAGTTCATGTGCCAGCCATGGTGAGAGAAGATTGGTGTCGGTTTTCAGAATGGTTGAAGACATTCGAAACCGATTTTCCATGGACACTCGAACAAATAACAGAATTGTATGAGAGAGAAAATCCAAAGATAAGGTGGTATAAAAATGGTTGATCTAATAATAGGTTTAGTTTACACAGTAATAAGTTTTGGAATTATCATAGGCATCATTATAACTCTTGGTAAAACTCTAGAGAAAATGATTGACAAATGAAAAAACTCCTACTCTTACTAATTTTATTACCTACTCTGGCATATTCATCTGAGGAGACCACCGTAGAATTCTCATCTTACTGTATGAGTGAAAATCAACTAACGAATCTTCTGCAAAAGTACAAAGAAGTTCCTATGTTTACTATGTCTTCCACCAGAGTTCTTAACGAAAAGATGATAAGGCACTCTCCCACTACCTTATTTGCAAATCCAAAAGAAGGTTCATGGACTTTGGTGGAGAAAGTAATGGATGAATTATACTGTGTAATCGCAACAGGCATGGGAATTACGCCTATTAGATCCAAAAGTGATAAAGAAGTATCTCGGTGAAATACTTCCTATTAATATTACTATTAGGTTCTATAGTCTCTTGCGCTCCGATGGCTTATATGATGTACAAACAATGTACCGTAGATAAACCTTGTGAAACACCTAAAGTGAAAGTTCTATCGTGGTAGTTATGATGATATTTGACAGATAAGAAAGAACAACTATAAAATGAAATATGATTGGAGAGATGGTGGCAATAGTGTAAATTGTTATTACTATTACAATACAGAAAGTGGTTTGGTTGTAGGACAAGTCAATAACGTAACACACACTAATATATGGGTTGCCAAGATATACAGATCCCATAATGATGAGCATTACCTTGGTCAATTCATTACACTTGATTTTTCCAAGTCGGCCATACAGAAGTACTTTGATGTACAATCAAGAACATTGTTAGAATCAGATTATTAATTAGGACTTTATTATGAGAATTGAAGAAGATATTAAATTAGATTTTCGTGATGTATTGATACGACCAAAACGGTCTACATTAAGTAGCCGCAAAGAAGTTGACCTCGAAAGACAATATCACTTTAAGCACTCAGGTCAAACATGGTCTGGTGTGCCAATTATGGCCTCGAATATGGATGGCGTAGGCACATTTGAAATGGCAAAGGCTCTCAGTTCATTACGCTTGTTCACAGTATTAAAGAAAGGTTATACTGTAGCAGAGCATCGTGCTGGTTCTGAGAATATCATGTACAATGATACCTTTGCTGTATCTACAGGCACCAGCGACATGGAGTTTGCCAAACTTGGTATTATCCTACAAAACAATCCAGATATTTCTTTTATTTGTATT